TATGGCCCCATTAAAATTTTCATATCAATTTGTTCAACGAGTTTTTTCATCCATGTTTCAATGGATTCTGTGCATTTTGGCGGATTCTTGAGCTCAGCTCTTACGATCAAATGCTTGTGTTCTAATACCTTACCCACCTCATAAATTCTCCTGTTCGGGGTTGAAAAGTAAAGCCTTCACGTGGCTTGTTTGAATTTTACAAGATACCCAACTATTATAATATTGAGGATCTAAGATAGCATCGTTATCAAATATATATTTCGTTTCAAAGTAATTACATTCTCCGCGACCCTTACAGAGTCTTAAGATCGTTCTACGAAAGCTATCTTTTCCGTAGAGATCGATGTCTTCTTTGAGGGAAGTAGAAGACCCGTAGTAGTCTCGCCAATCGGACTCTACGCGAAGCTTCTTTCGTTTGCCTTTGACAGTTTTGTATCCAGCTTTTGTTAGATACTTACGACCGATGTATTTCTTGCCATTAACTAAATTCTCGATAAGATATATGAAGCCATAATAATCTTCAACATCAGTAAATTCTTTATCTTCGTATAACCATGAATTCATAGATCATATTCCATCAGTAGAAAGATCTATTTATTCTTCATATTCTTCATCAAATGGATCTTCAAGATGAAGCTCTGCAGAACAATATGGGCAATATTCTGGAAGAGTGGTGTTCTCTGTAATTATTTTAAATTCTTCGTCACACGAAGGGCAAGTAATCCAATCCATTATAGTGTAAATCCTTTAAACGTGTTTTCATCAACATCTTTTTTGACTCCGCCAATCACATAGCTAGTAATTTCTGTTTCTTGTGGGGCAACCTGTACATCAGAACCTGAAATCCACTTCTGTGTCCATGGCAAAGGATTCGCGCCAGGTTTACCATTCAGTCCGATGGCGCCCATACGTTTCGCGGCGATATGGTCGACATAGTTACAAAGAAGCTCTTCGTTGAGACCAATCATCGAACCATTTTGAAAAAGATAATGTGCCCAGGCTTTCTCTTGTGCGACGACGTTATAAAATAGCTCGATACACTCATCACGTGTCTCTTCCTGTATTCTAGCAAAGTCTTCATCCTCTTTCGGTAGAATCTTGAGGATCTGCTGAGTTGAGGCAAGGTGAATGTTCTCGTCTCTTGCGATGAGCTTGATGATCTTGGCGTTACCCTCCATCTTCTTAACTTCCGCAAACGCCCATGAACAAGCAAACGAGACATAGAACCTAACTCCTTCTAAAGCGTTAACTGCGTTGAGACAAAGCCAGAGAGCCTTCTTGTGCTTGTATCTATTAAAATTACCAAGAGCATATGCCTCATTATTTTGATCGATAAGATCATCATAGTACTTACTAATATCTGCAGCACAGCCGGCTATTTCTTGGATGTCGAGCATCTCGTCAAATACCCTTGACGGATCTGAATAAACGTTTCGAATGATATGAGTGTAGGATCGACTATGAATCGTTTCGGAAAATGTCCATGTTTGTATCCAGGTTTCGAGTTCGGGGAGCGAACAAATCGGTAGAAACGCCAAGCCAGGCGCACGTCCTTGAACAGAGTCGAGAAGAATCTGCCGCTTAAGATTGCTCGTAAAGATATGCTTTTCATGGTCGCTTAACCCCTTAAAGTCTTTACCATCTCTCGACAGATCAACTTCTTCTGGTCTCCAAAAGAATCCGAGTTGCTTGTCTGTCAGCTTCTCAAAGATATTATAACGTTGCTTATCATAACGGGCAATATTGACTTGCTTTCCAAAAAAGCAAGTTTGTTCTGTAGCATCAAACATTTCGTTTGAAAAAACTGTCATTCAACTCTCCAAGTACTGGTATTTAGTTTGATATCTTTCGGCCAATCGCCTTCGGTATATGATTTATCATGGAATCGAAGTTCGTTTGTTGGCATGATGGTGAGTCTGCCATTATCTAATTGAATAAACATAAATTCCTTCGACTGAGAAGGATCTTGTGAATATCCATCATGCATTGGAATGACTGTAAAAAGATAACGACCAAAAAGGCCGTTCCTTCGAATCTCTGCTTGTTGGCTGCGTAGATAACTATATATCAATATAGAAAATTGATCACCATAACAATCCCATATTTGCGTGTCTTCAAGATGCCAAGTTTTCTCCGGATTTGGAGAGAACGCTAAGGCATGAGGAGGAACTCCACGCCAAACTGCTCCACACTCGAGCATCACGTGACATCCCCAAGAATGTCCTGCTTTGGCGTGAAGTGCGAACCATATACACGGTTCGAACGTATTTGGTTTGGCATCTTTACGAATGAACGAAGAATCTACCCAACAATAGATATGATGAGGTATATTCCCCGACCCCGTATATAGCATTAAAAGTCCTTCGGTTAGAGCCACTCAATTTGGTTTTGAGGAACTGTTCGTGTTTGAATTTCACCTGTTTTGGTGTCTTCAATTGTGAGTTTTACAGCAGTCGAGTTTGGATTTGTTTCATGCTTATGTACAAACCAAACTTTACCTGCGTCTGCCCACATATCGTTATCTATTTTAATATACTGCATTTGCTACTTTCTGTACACTACTTTATTTTTTGCCAAGTCACTATTTCCCATTTGCCACTTTTGTGTTCAACAAGAGCGGTACATGATTCTACCCAATCTCCATCATTCATATACACAATTCCATCAACCTCTTTGATTTCTGCATTATGTATGTGACCACAGATTACACCGTCATATCCTTTTCTTTTAGCATATGTAGTGACATTTTTTTCAAACTGAAACATAAAGTCGATGGCTCTCTTGACTTTATACTTTAACCACTTACTTAAAGACCAATAACCAAATCCAAGTCGATGACGAATCCAATTAAATCGGCTATTTAAATTGAGTACAAAATCATATGCTCTGTCTCCAAGAAAACTTAACCAAGGAGCAAGACGAGTAATGCCATCAAAAAGATCACCATGAACAACCATGTATTTTTTACCATCAATGCCTTCATGGCATATCTGATTGCATATTTCAATCTTACCAAAACTTACGCCATACGGAATCATTGGTCGAAGAAACTCGTCGTGATTGCCGGCAACATAGACTACACGTGTACCATGTTTAGCAAATCCTAAAATTCTTCTCACTACATTTGTATGCGACTGTTTCCATTTTAAACGATTTTGTTGTATCTTCCATGCATCAATAATATCACCAACTAAGTATAAAGTATCGCACGAGTTGTGTTTAAGGAAATTATTTAAAAGATCGGCTTTGCAATCATTTGTTCCTAGGTGAACATCACTAATGAAGATGGTTTTATATTTCATATCTTACAAGAGTCACAATCCTCGTCGTCAAGTTGACCGTGTGCGAGTGGTTTGGTTTCTTCAATCTCACCAGCACCGTCAAAGGTGTTGAAGTAATATAAAGTCTTGCCACCATACTTGTAGTGCATCAAGATGTGCCTGATCATCTCAGACATCGGGATCTTCTCGTCCTCATAGTGACGAGGATTATAAGAAGTATTGACCGAGATTGCCTGATCGATAAATTTCTGTAGGACTGCCATAATCTTCAGATAACCTTCTGGAGACTTTTGATCCCATAGTAACTCATATTTATTCTTTAATCTTTTTAACTCTGGAACAACTTGCTTGAGTACGCCATCTTTTGACTGTTTGATCGAGATGAGTGCACGTGGTGGTTCAATACCATTGGTAGAGTTACTAATCTGCGCAGATGTTTCTGAAGGCATCAGAGCCATCAAAGTTGAGTTACGAATGCCAGATGACAATGCTCGACTCGATAATACACTCCATGGCATCTTATAGTTCGGAGCGACCAATTCGTCTACATCTTTCTTATACGTATCGATTGGCATAGTACCATACGCATACTTTGTTTGATGATCAAGTGGGCAAGCTCCTACTTCTTCAGCCAAGTCAACCGAGGCTTTAATAAGGTAGTAACTCCATGCTTCAGCATACTCATGAACAAGCTCAAGGTTAGGATCAGAGTAATTAGTGTCATTACGAGCCAACCAATAAGCAAAGTTAATGATACCAATACCAAGAGGCCTACGATTCCGAGTACCAATAGCAGCGGCTCGAACAGGATAGTCCTGATAATCAAGTAAGGCATCCAAAGCGCGTACTGCAAGGGTGCATGGCTTTTCGAAATCAGCTGGCTTTCTAATTTTTCCCCAATTAATTGCAGCAAGCGTGCATAGGCTAATTTCACCTGACTCATCATGAATATCCTTTAGTGGTGTAGTTGGGAGTGTAATCTCGCAGCACAGATTACTCATCTTAATTGGTGCGGCATCAGTAAATGAACCATGCTCATTCGCATGGTCGACGTTCATCAGATAGATTCGTCCAGTATCTTTTCGCTCGGTAACGAAGGTTGAGAAGAGATCAATCGCAGAGACGGTTTTCTTTCTAACTTTACTACGTTCGTACTTTTCGTAGAGCTCTCTAAAGTCTTCAGTGCTTTTATAAAAGGCTTCATAGAGATCCGGGACATCACTAGGCGAGAAGAGGGTGATATTACCTCCAGATAAAAGTCTTTCATACATTACCTTATTAAATTGCACGCCATAATCAAGATGACGAATTCGATTGTCTTCTGTACCCTTGTTATTCTTTAGGACAAGAATATCTTCCACTTCGTAATGCCAAAGGGGGTAATAGAGAGTCGCTGCTCCACCACGGACACCACCTTGGCTACAAGATTTAACAGCTGACTGGAAATGCTTATAAAAAGGAATAACACCAGTGTGAGAAGCATCACCATTGCGTATAGGAGATCCAATAGCCCTAATAGAACCCCCGCCAATACCAATTCCGGCTTTTTGAGAAACGTACTTAACAATCGCAGAAGCTGTTGCATTTATGGAATCCAGTGAGTCATCAGTTTCGATAAGTACGCACGAACTAAACTGACGTTGAGGTGAGCGCACGCCTGCCATAATAGGAGTAGGAAGACTAATATCAAAAGTACTGATTGCATCATAAAGATCCTTTACCCATTTAATTCTATTTTTACTATAGTTCTGGAAAAGTGTCATGGCAATCAACATAAAAGCCATTTGAGGTGTCTCATAGAACTTGTTAGTCACACGATTCTTAATCAGATACTTACCACGAAACTGTTCCATGGCAGCGTAAGTCAGCAGACTGTCACGATCGTGGTCAATGTACTTATTGAGTTCTTGCCACTCTTCTGGAGAATATGCATCGTAGATAGCCCAGTCATAGTAACCAGCGGTTGCTACTTCGAAGTAGTGTGTAAGTAGAGAGACAGGATTGTACGTACCATACACTTGCTTACGAAGATTATAGTTAATCAAACGACCAGCAACATACTGATAGTTTGGTTCATCTTCTGTAATGAGTTCGGCAGCTGCTTTGATTAGTGTCTCTTGAATATCAGAAGACTTGATCTTATCATAGAATTGAATATGTGTTTTGATTTCAAGATCTGAAACAGAAACGCCACTTAAACCTTCACACGCAAACTGCGCAACCTTATGGAACTTATTAATATTGAGTGGTTCTCGCGTTCCATCACGTTTCGTTACTGTTATCATCTGACCTCTTTCTTAAACAAACTTTACCGTCGTCATAAACGGTCCATACTAATTCTGTATCGATATCCCAACCCATTTGTTCCATGAATTCATCTGATAGATCTATGTATAACTCTCCATCTTCAGTTTCTTTAACTACAGTGCTATGTTTCATGGTAGCTTACTCACAAAATCATCCCAAACTTTAATATCATCGAGAGCCTTGATTACATCAGGAAAATGTTGTCCAATAATCGTCCAGCATTGCTCAGCAACAATACGATGTTCTTTCTGCGTCGCCTTATCCATACGAAGTTGGCAGTAGTGAATCCATGAACGAAGAGAACCAGCCATCAGTATTGTCGATTCGGTCAACCCTTCTGGAAGAACTGCACGCGCTTGTTCTTTCGCAATTCCGTTTTCTATTGCCCAGGTGTAGGCATCTTTTGCTGCCCGTGTGGCGCATTGTTGCATTGCTTGCCATTCTTCGGCCAATCGGTTTTTTTCGGATCCCAGCTCCACCGAGTTTTGCCTATTCTTGGCGTCTTGTAGACGGGCTTCTCGAGTGACGAATCCAAGTTCCTTAATCGGGTCTGCATATCTCTGCGAAAATTCTTGAAACGAAAAGGATCGATGGCGAAGAATTTGCCGAGCGATGTCACGAGTTGTTTTAATTTCCATTGATACATGTACCATCTCCAGCGGTGACCAGTGTTGGTTCTTAATAAGATACTGAACCAGTTTAGGCGCTGTTGCTGTATTGTTTTGATTCGAGGGATTTGATACTCTTGCTGCCCATGCAACTAGTTCATTGGCAGTATTGCATTCTGTATAGGAGCTCGGCTTCGTCAGACCGATTAAATTTACTTCACTCATTATTAATCCTTATGATTACACATTTCATCACTTACTGTTGTCTTGAATACGTTTGGCAATAAACCATGAATAAACAGTATTGCTCCCCAGCGCCACGATCTCAACATATGCTTAAAATAACTTATGTTATTATCACTCAGATGAGACATCGAACGTTTTCACCTTTTGGAACTGTGGAAGATTTACATATCCATTTGCCTTTAATTCTTGAACTCGAGCAAGAGCATCGTAGTACTCGACATATTGCCCATCGTTATACCACCAAAAATAATCCCATGGAGCCCAAGCCCGCGGCGCGCGGTGGTACTCTACAAGCCACTGCTTACCGACTCGAAAGATTCGAAGCTTCTTGATTACGATCTTCTCGTACTCGATTCCGTATTCGTTGTCTACTAACTCAGTCATCAGTTATAGTTCCTTTCCTTTGTAATGAACGGATCTAACTTAGTCATCATAAAGTCACTCAGCGCGTCATAGTCTTCGTCTTCATTAGGAACTCGACCAAGCTGCACAAGAAAATCATGAAGTTCAAGAGTTAAGTTCATAATAGTATCTTCATCCATGTCCATTACCCATTAAATTAAATATATTTGGATCAAAGTAGAGTTTACCATGTGTACTGGTACAATCTTGATCACGGGAAACAACTCGAACATAATCATCAAAGAACTTGAGTCCTCGAAGGGCAATGATCAACATCTGTGCCAGACTGACCATGTTTGCGTTATAGACTACCCATGTCAGTTCTTCGTTGGGCATACTCAGAATAGTCTTAACGGTCTTTTCGCCATAATGCGAAATGTAACTTTGCAGTTGGTCCGGAGTAATTACATTCATCTAAAACATCCTTAATATATTCTGGTTTCATACCAGCTAAAATCATATCATTGACATCTTTATATTGGATGTCCGACGGCCATATGACTACACGATAACCAGCATCAATCGCCTTCTGCATTCTTTTGATTGTATCTGAATGTCTTGGCTCATTATCAAATACTACCACAATTTTCTCTTTAAGTAAACCGGTTTGTTCGACTTGTGCAGCAAGATCTCCACCGGCGGCTGCCATTGCATTTGGCAAGAACATCGAATCGATCGGTCCCTCTAGTAGATATATATCATTGGACTCGTCGATAGTATCCATACCGAATATTTTTGGTTTCGAATCGTCTAACATGATGGTGATATATCGAACGCCGTCTTTTCGAAACGACCTGCCTTGAAAACCAAAGAGATTCTTTTCCTTATCGAGGAATGGTATGATCAGACGAGGTTCGTCTTTCTCACCAATCTTGATCTTGTCAGGAATCATAGTATTGACCCACGCACCAAATTTTGGAGCATAGAATAATTTATAATGCAAATGCGGAGGGATTTGCCGACTGTCGACATACTTCTTGACAGGATGATCAGGATCTAACTGACTTACTTTCTTCAGTTTCGACAGAGCCGTGGTCTTGACAAAGACTGGCGGTTTCATCTTCTCTGCAAAAGTTTCGACGTCTTTTTGATTACCAGATTCTTTGATCTGTTCCTTGACGTATTCGAGATAAAGAGTCGGATCGATTTCTTTCATAAAATACTTAAACTGCATGCTCGCGCTACAGTTATGACAATAAAAGCGGATCTTACCTCCTCTTTCGAGAAGATGCCCACGAGTCTTACGACGATCCTTTTGACTGTCACCGCAGATCGGGCAACGGAATCGATAGACATTGCTATTGATTCTTTGAAATCTTTCTAATCTTCCTGAGAGAAGACTAATGTATTTGTGTTCTATCCAAAGCATTACTATTATTCCTCACAACTGATATACTCATTATACACAGTTATGGAATAATGTACATTAAATAATGCGGTTTCAGTAAATATTAAATATAGATGCCCATGGAACGAGAGTTATAATGCCACCTACAATAGCAGATCCGCCGATGACTGCCCACATCCATTTTTCCATAGTAGTGATTCGATCACTTAAAGTATTGTGCTGAATAGTCGACTCGGCTCTCATCTCTTTAATTTCTTTCATGAGTTCATCGTACTGATCATCAATGCTTTCTTTCAGCTCACGTTCACCAGAAGAGATGCGCTCATGTAGGATTTGAATCTTGTCGTCTGTTTCCATTCTGCGCGCTTCCAATAAATCTGATAGTTGTTTGCTTATGATTTCTTGAGAAGTCAACTTAGTTTCATGCACAGCAAGAAGATTCGATACGCTGCTTGAAATATCAGTCAGCTTATCAATAGTGGTATCCAAACGACCAACAAGCGTATTGACGACTGCCATGTCTCTATTCAGATACGACACGTCTTCAGATAGCTTATTGACCGATGGTGTTGCCATTATTCTGTAGGTTCTGTGCTAGCTTTGAGTGCAAGAGCTGCACCGCCTGCTGCGAGGACTGCTCCTAAACCGATACCCCATGTTGATGCGTCAAATTCTGCACCACGATAGATATCATAAATCGAAAGGCCAAAGAAGATCATTACTCCTTTGGCCCATAGGATTCTGCCTAAATCGAGCGTTTTATTATCTTTTCCAGTAAAAGTCTGGAAAATAAGATCCTTTAGTTTCTTAAACATATGAGACTCCGTAAATGGACGAAATCATAATTTAGAAAGGACCGTGATCCTCGTCGCTATCTTTGTATTTATCAATTGCAGCCATCATCTTAATTTCGTTGTCTGTTTCAATCGATTCGGCTTGCGCATTAATGACATGAGATTCTGCAACAGCCTTATGATCGGTCTTACCGAGTTCTTGAACCTTTACATTCGGATCAAACTCGGCAACTTTCATGCCCATCATCGTAGCAAACGCACCAACAAAGGCACCAATAATCATTGAGAATGCAGGACCAATGATCTTAAAGATCTCGTTGTTATCTATCATGTGATTTGGCAAAAAGAGACCAATTAGGAAGATACCAACAACTGCTAACATAATAGATGATAAGACGAGCGTTACCATCTTCATGATAGTTAACTGGATCTTACCTTTTTCTAGCTCGAGTTGTTCGAAGCTAGTAATTGGAGGTGATGAGAAAAACGATAGCAGACTCATTTCTTTTTTCTGCCTTTGCGCGCTTTGCCTTTTGCAGCAGCCACTACATCTCCAGCTTGATTGACAACTTCTTTCGCTGCAATGACAACGTCGGTTACTTCTTCTTTTACACGTTCTACACGAGTTTTCACTTCTGTTACGACTTCTTTCACTTCTTCTACAACTTCGTTAATCTTCTCATTGGCTTCTTTAAAATTGTTTTCAGCAACAGCTTTAGCAACTTCAAGATCTTCTACTGTGACTTTATTATCTTTATTAAGATCTGCGAATGCAAACCAACTTTTAATTTTTTCCCACATAGTATGTCTCCGCTTATTTTCTATTTGATGTTGATGCTAGTTTTCTTGCAACACTCGCAGGAAGCCCGTCTTTTGAAAGATTAAGAAGTCCCAGTGCGGCGATCAAAAGTAGGAGACCGCGCGTATCATCTTTATTGCCACTGCTCGCTCTATTGAGAGAGTTGGCAATGATCGTAATGACACTATCATTCGAATCGTCTTCTACTGGAGCGTCTTTAAACTTCTTCATTTCTTCTTCTCTTTTGCCATGGCATCAACAGCTTCTTTATTTTGAATTATCCACTGTTGGAGCTGTCTTAACTGCTCGGAGTTGGCTTGGCAACTGGAATAGTTTCCGATGATGGAGAGGAGGGCCGTAGTGTCTGTAATTCCTGAGGGGCTCGCATCAGAAGCTCTGGCGGAGTCGGCATCACCGGATGTGGCACTAAGGTCGTGCGTGTACACCCAGCCATTAGACATATCGTGCTGAGTAGGAACAGAGTCTTTAACGATGTCGCGATATACATATTCTTTCTCTCTAATTGTGTTAACTCTATCAACGTATTCAGTCACTACCTGAGTAGAAATTGTAGAATTCTTCCTCTCTAATTCCGCGACTTGCTCACTCTTTTGTGCAGAGAAACGAGCCAATTCGGCTTCAGCATAGGCAGATCCTTTCATATAACCGAAAATGAATACACCAACCAGAGCCGCGCCGATGGCAAGCAGTTTATATGGCAGTGGAATCATGCCTAGCATATTATTTTTTCATAAACCGATTGAAAGACATTACGTTTTTCTTTTTCTTATTTACCGGTGGTTCACCTTGTAGACCAGCTACATTGCCAGCACCTACTGAATTCGTCGCAACTTCTTCGCTCATCTCGGTTGCCATGTAGTCAGCAGCCGTCTGCATATAATCATAAGCAAGAGTAATCTTTGATTGAACCCATTCAGGAAGATCTGTGCTTGGCTCGAGCATATCATGAAGTTGTTCTGCATGATTCATGATACCCTTCAGCTGAGACATGACCATCTCGCCTTCGTATCCGTATTCTCTTGAATCTTTAGCCATTAAATCTTCCTTAGTTTTTGTACTATGACTTCGTCTACAATAATGTCGTCTGTCAGAAGTGTTTTATTATCGACACCGATATTCAATATCTTCTCAGGAAGTCTTCCTAATAAAATAATGAATGGCTTCAACATATGATGATAGCCATCCAACTTAAAGAAGAGTAATCGTGTGGCTTCGTTGCCAAATACGTTATATAGAACAACAAGATGATTGACGATTAATCTATCTTTTAAGTCTCCAGATTCTTCATAGCGATTCAGTAATCTTTTAATATATTTGAATCGAGCTAAGTCTTCGTAAAATTCAAGATCCTCAAAACATTGTGGATTATCATAACACTTAGCAGCATATATCAAGAAATTGGAATCATCAAGTTTTTCAATCATTAGGCAAT